TGATCTCACCATTTGCATAACTTAGTTTATTTGTATTAATAGCAAAAGTAGGAGGCAAAAATCCTAAAGTTAAATTTTGTGCCCCTGCAATTCCAGTTGGATCGTAATAGTTACTGCTTGTCGAATTTACACCATTAGATTGTCCTTGAGACTGCAATAATCCTAATGCTTGAGCAGGAGTGAGGTTTGGTTTTAGTTCTGCCCATAATCCTATTAATCCTGCTACTTGAGGAGCACTAAAACTTGTACCATCTGTGCTTTTCACTACGTAGTAATTACTGTTTCTAGAATCTCTTACACTTTTTACGCTAGGCAGATAACCCGTGCTATTGGGATTTCCTAACTGCGAATCTCCTTCATAGCCCAGCCCATCTCCATCGGGATTATCGCCAGCGTAGTAACTACTGGCTGCTACTCTACTAGGAGCCCATATATCTACCCTAGGACCTCGCCCTGATCTTGGACTTGGTGTCCCTGCTGCCAAATCAAGTAAAGATCCACAAACTATTCCTCCAGGGGCAGCGGCAAAAGTTCCTCTGTTGTAATATTGAACGGTTCCATCATTTAATGTAATACTATTATCATAATCAGGACCACCGGGAACATCTGTGTAAGCTCGCCAGTTATTTGCTATACCAACAAAAATTACACCTGCATTTACAAGATCTTCTATGTCTGCCAAATTGGCAGTGGAACTATAACTCCATATGACTCTACCTGCAGCTTGACCATAAAGAGACAATCCTGTATCATTATACCAAAGTTTATATTGTGCAAAGTTTGTGCTCGAGGTAAAGGGGCCATTTATTGTGGCACCTCTATATGTAATAGAAGTAATAAAATTTGGTGTGGCTCCGTAGTTGAAGCCATAACTGTCTGTTACCACTGTTGGATTTTTAAAACCTGTATCCGGATTTACAGATTTAGCCTGATGCCAAGCTCTTACATAATCATAATAGGTTGTATTATCTGGTATAGAAGTAAATCTAGCCTTTCTTGAATATCCTTGTCTATTACCAAAGGCTATGCTACCACATAATTGTTCATGAGCTCCATCTATTGTATTTGTTAATCCAGCCTGTGTATAGGTGCCACCAAGTCCATAACTACCCCAGTCTACATAAAAGTATCTAGAGCCGCCGGTGCCATCTTCATTGACTGCAAATTCTGGACTAGCTGTATCTAGTGAATATCCTCTGATAACAAAATCTACATTACGCCCATCTAATTTAGAATTCAGTGCAGCAGTTCTTGCTTTGGTCGCGCCATCTGATCCCCAACCGGCCACCTGGGTTCTATCGAAAGTTCTTAGTAATCCCCAGTTTCTGTCATTTGCAGTATTTACGGTATCTTTACTGTAGTAAGCAGTTTCACTCCATCCCGGTATAGACTCTAGCCCCAATTCTTCTGGGGTAAGTTCTACGTCCCATACTCTAGGATCATTTTTTAGTTGAGTCGCTTCTTCAGCGGTTAATCTATAATGAGTATTTCTACTTGTTGATCTGCGATTAGCAACATCTACTGCTCTATCGGGTATGTATAAGTCGCCACCAGGCGTTTCCATATCTTGATAGAAACTATCAAGATCTTCATGTCTATGAAGAGTTACAATGTATTCTTTTAATTCCATTAGACCACCGTAGCTATAGTATTCACTGTTAGTCCATCTAATCGATTACCCAAAGCATTAATTGTGCTATCATCCAATACTAAAATTTCATTTTTATTTACTTCTATATCTAGTGAGGAATCTTGAACATCGAAAGTCATTCTTATGTCATTTGTATCCTGGGGATAAGCATACACATTAAGAACAGTAATTGAAACTGTTCCTGTTCCATAATTTACATTACCATAATTGTCATTTATAGTAACACCGGTGTCTGGATTCTTTAAAACTAATTTACCCGTGCCATTGTAATTGGGAGGACTATCATTCGGTATATCAAAAATTCTAGCAGGAGTTGCAATACCAGAATTAAAAATTATAAATCTAGTAGTATGTAGAGAACCAGGCACAATTTTGTTATTGAATTTTATATTGTTATTGTTGGTATAACTTATATCAGTATTCAAAATTGGTTCTATTCTTTTTTGTAATTTAACTACCATTAAATTACCTATTATTGAATTATTAATATTGTCTATATTTTTTGATAATTTAGAAAATACAAAATCTTTATCAAATTTTTGTAAATCTGTGGAAAAATATTGTGTTATAATTTGAATTACAGAATTTTTTAGATCAGTTGGTGAAATATTAATAGTTTTAGAATTGTATTTTACATTTACGCTAATATTAACATAAAAATATTCAGGATCTACAAAAGTTGTTCTTATGGTTACAGTTTTCTTATTTTTTAAAATATTATTTTGAATTTCATTTTTAACATTATTACTAATGGTATATCCCTCATATGGTTTTAATGAAATAAAAACCGTTCCATATTCTGGAGGATTGGCTTCTTCTCCTCCCCAAGTAGCTACAGATTCTGCTAAAGGATAGTATGCTTGAACTAACGCTTTATAATCTTCTGCTGTTACTGCTCTATCGTTTGCTGTAACGAATCTAGAGGCATTGAACTTGATACTAGTTATATCTTCCTTGGCAGCACCACCGTGAGAATTTTCAACAGTTATGATGTTTTCTATTGTGCCGCCGCTTATATTTACTGCACAATCGAAAGTTTGATCTATAGTGTTTACAACGTTACAAAGATCTCCACTACTTAAAAGATATTGAACTCTTATTAGATTCCCGGAATCTAATTTTTTACCTATAACCCCGTCGCCAAAATATAACTCATAATTTTCCAATGCATTTTCCTCTAAAAAGTATACCTTGGATTCGCTACTTATTTGAGCAATATCTACTGATTGATTAAATGAAGTTAATGTAGTATCACTAAAAGATTTTTGAACATTAACTTTAATAGTTGTGGTATCTACATCATTATTTGGAATAACATATTTTTCACCTGGTCCTGGTACATTAACTCTAAATACATATTCTAAGGGCAATCCCTCTACTATTTCTATGTTTTCAAAAGTATAAACACCATTGTTTGGTTGTATAGTTATTGGATTCAAATTAATGAAAGTATAAGTTGTCCCATTTATGATAGTAGTAAAGGGAGTATATTTTTCCAAAGTTAAAAAATTTGGTGATCCTGTAGGATTATTTACATTAAAAGTAATTGTTGCTCTAGCACTTCTTGTAGAAAGGGGAGTATAACCTAGATGTTTAGCTAGGGAAACAGCAGATGCTCGTTTTACTGCACTATCTAAAAACATTTCATTCAATATCATATTAGCCAAATAGGCATTCATGTGTGTATTGTATGCAAGAACATCTAACAGTATTGACCAATTTGATCCTTCAAAATCAAAATCCGTAAATATAGGAGCATTGTTTTTATCTCTATACTCCCTAAGAAAAACTTTTAGATTTGTTTTAATTAAATCGAAATCTAAATCAGATAGTGTTAAATTGGGCATTATCTTACTCTACTTAAACTTGTAGTTAAAGTTATTGGTTCTGGTGAATTATCATAAAGATACGTTATATTAATAATCATTTCATTTTCATCATCAGTTGATTGATAACACAAAACACTTATTAAATTTATTCTTGGCTCAAATTTAGATATTACATCAACAATAGTTTGTTCTGCTGATGCCTTAGTTATAGATGTGAAATTTTCAAAAAGTAGTGAATAGATTTGGCAACCTATTTCTGGATGAAAGGGTCTATCATATGGTCTTGTACTAATCAAATTTACTATAGCATTGTTAATTGCCTCTTTATCTTTTTTTACCGCTAAATCTTTAGTGAAAGGATGCGGGTCAAAAGATAAATCAATATCTTTATAATTTCTAGAGGTTCTATTTACCATTTTAATTATTTATTAAGCCGAAGTTGAGGATAAATCAATAAATGAATTTCTAGCATAAACAGAATGATTTTTAAATGTAGCTGTGGGTAATCCATGTTTTTTTGCATCTTTATACAAAGAAACATGTATCCAAGCTATGGTGCCAGAGTTTCTAGTTTCATATTCTAGTAATATTTGACTAAAGGGCACATTATCTCTTATCCATTTGGATATTTCAAAATAATCAGTAAATGCATGACTTGTAAATTGTAAATCAGCAGCAAATCCTTTTCCATGATCAGATGAAGTATCTTTGGTTCTAAAGCAACTAGCAATAATCATATCTGAATATTTTAATTTTATCTTATCTAAAGTATTTACTGCTAGATACTTTAGATTGCAAGCTATTTGTGCTTTGGTCAAACCATTAAAATCTTTTAGTTCATAACTAGATACAGCTGTTCTTGTTGTTAATGCCCCTAGTGTAAAATAATTAGAAAGTTTAATGGTATCGGGGAAGACTGTAAAATTTTTGAATTCCTCGCAATCGCAATTATTAGGATTATTATTCGGTAAGTTGATGTTTTCTTCTCGTGTTCCTTCAGCTAAGGCATTATCATTGGTTTCTCCTGCCTCTTTTCTTGATTCAGCATGATTTTTAGCCTCATTTTCTCCACCATCAAATAAGAATGTACCATCCGCGCCAATGCCTCCAGTAGGAGGTCTTTTTAAATCGCTTAAAGATGTAGAATCCGGCGATTTAGCTTCGGGTGTGGGTAAAACTATACCTAGTGAGGATAAAGATTCTGCCCCCATTTTTATTTTTACTATGGCACCATGTAGAAGCGCAGAGATTCTACCCAAGGCAGAAAATGTTCCCGTTGCATCTAAATTCATATTGCCTTTAGCTTTCATAAAAATATTTTTTCCTTGAATATTTACATCTCCGTCTGATATTATATTAACTGATTCTTTTCCTGTTACTATCGCATTTTTAGCAGATATGCCTACATTTTTTGCTGCTGTAATATTCATATTACCATTACTTATCAAATTAGTATCTCCTTCAACTTGAATATCACATCTATCTCTAACAAGTATTTTCGTTGCGCCATCTACAGTTAAGTTATAACCTCCCTTAATGTAAACATACTTGTTTCTTTCACTTATTTCAAATTCGTCACCTATTGTTTTTTTAACTAAAGATCCATTCACATCTATTTCAATATATGACCCACTTTTATGAAAAACATGTATTCTTTCTCTTCCTGGCGTGTTATCTAATTCTATTACATGGCCTGATTCGGTTTCGTGTACATAATTGTAAGGATATCTTGCGCTGTAGGCAGGAGTAGGTTCATCCCAGGTATTACTAGAATTACCTAAAGGTATCTTTGTAGTCCTATTGTTTAATTTTTTTAGTATTGATTCATGGGAATCATCGCCTATAGCAAGTTTATTAACATCACCAATATTAATATATTCTCTAGTTGGATAAACTCTATTGGGATCTCTAAAACCTTTTTTACTAGCCAGCGATGGATGATTAAGAGGTTTAGTCGGATTATTTACTATATTATTCGGATTATCTGGAAGATAAGTTTCTCTATTTGGAATTTCTGAACCTTGTGATGGGACTGATCCGTCTCCGCCCACGGCATAACTACCTAAGGTAAAATATGTGCTAGCTTTAACACCGTTACCATCTTTTTTGTCAAATTTATCTGCATTGCCAGAACCTACTAAGTGAGATGCTGCTAAAAATCCTGCGACTTTCTCCGTACTATCATTGGTAGTTATTACACCTCGTTTTAATAATCTTTTATAATTTATATCTAGTAAACTAAACATGGAAGATTCTTGAATAGTGTTACTATTCAAAAACGCAGTCTTAGATGATATACCATCTTTACCTGTCCATCTATTAGAATCACCTAAGTTTGCATTTGTGGTGCCCTCTTTGACATATCCTAAGTCTATTAATGCTGCTGCCCCAAATTGATATTTTCCCAAATAACCAAATTGATTTTCTGCAGTATAATTTCCATTACTTTCTCTTTTACCTATTGCTTCTATTAATTTTTTAGTTAACGTAACATCCAGAGGAGGCAGTAATTTAGTTATCACATTGTCAGTGGTTTCGGATGTGCCTGTTAGAATAGGATTGCCTGAACTATCATAAACGGGATTTCCCGAACTATCTTTGACATAATTGCCACTAACTATTTCTGAAGCTTTAGGAATTGCGGTATAGATATCACCTTTAGGTTTACCTGCAATAGTGCCCAATACTAATGGTTGTTGTTTTTCATCCCCATCTAGGAAAATGCCAACAACCCAAGTTCCTTCTAGGGGACCAATAGGAGATGTACCTTTACCAGAAATAGCAGCAGACGTAATTGGTTGTAAGACAGTAGCCCAGGGCAAATCATCAGTCGGCAATGTCGAAATATCCTCGGTGTGATAACCGAATATTCTTACTTTACATCTACCTAACTGTAGAGGGTCTCTTCTATTTTCAACTACTCCCATCCACCAAAACATTTCACCTTTAGAATATAGCATTATAATACATCCGTAAATACTGTTGGATTGGTTGGGCGATTATCATTTTGTAATCCGTCCTTTACTACTTCTAAAATCATGTAATGTCTAACTGGATTTATCTTATGCCTTATAGCAGAGATAAGATATTTTCCAGAAAATAATTTATCCTCATGTTTTGTTATATCTCTGTCGTCTCTTGGAGATACTTCTGGGAAAATTATATCCATAAGCGAACCGACAACTATATCGGTTCTGCCTGGTATGGTAATTTTCATTCTAAAATTAGTTAATTCAAATAAATTAGAGGTTCTATTTCCATGTATATAGGGATATTTTTCGTTCGCATTGCCTTCTATATTAGAATGTAATCCTGGTTGATTAATATATACTATCTTACTACTATCTAAATTTCTAACAGGTTGAGAATAAAAGGGAAAAGCATTTAATCCCGATAAATGCTCATATTTTTTATACTCAGTTATATGATCGTAAATAATTTCTTCATAATTTTTGTTAATTAAATCTATAGAAAAAACAGTGCTACCATAATGTCCTCTACTATAGCTATCTAAAGAATTCGAAGAACTAATAATAGCTAGATCTTCTATAACAAACATTTTTTTATTGGTTTCAACAGTTTTATAAACACCAGGAGGATTATAATGATATGTTCCTATACTATAGTTAGAAATTCTACCTAATCTAAAAATTGTTTCCATACTACCAAATACAAAAAATTTATTTGTTTCATAAAATAAAAAATTACATGCCTTTCCCTCTTTAGGGATAGCTCTACTACATAACCAACTTAAGCACTTAAAAGGAGTCCAGCCCGGTGATACAAATTTTATCTTGTTACTCGTTTCGGTTAGTATTACTATTTTAGTTTTATCGGAATTTTTAAGAATTGTTTCATTATTTAGATTTTCTATAACATATCCTTTTGAATTTTGAATATAGTCAAAGAAAATTTGTTGCACAATTGCTGATACTTCCCCGGAAAAAGATTTATAAATTGGACTGACTATATCCATTATATCTTCAATCGAAGTAAAATTTAAAATGTATATAGAGGGAAAAGTTTTTCTATCTGTTATAGATGTAATTCTAAAAGTTTTATTAATTATATCTCTTTCATCAAATCCAGGTGTTTTTATTCTAATTACAATAAATTCATCTCCAAGTATTGGCAATTCCTTTATAAGATTTCTAGAATCAGATAAAAGAATATCGCCGGTCATAGTTTTATTGAAGATGTCTTCGTAAATATTGAATTCTACTAAATAAGAATCCAAATTTATTATCTTGCCTCTTGGAGTTACCAGATATAACTGCTGTATGTCTACATCACCCGGTGTTTGTAATCCTTGGGCTATTGCCTGAGTATCGCTCATGTATTGACAAGTCTATCGAAAAGATTTTCTATTTCTGAAACAAGTTCTCTTTTTAATACTTTAATTTTTCTTTTTTGCTCATTTATATCTAGCTCATATTCATAGTTAGTAACTTTATCTAATATTACAGGTGGGGATTGGTGAAACAGTATATTTTGAAATGTTCCTGAATCCTCATAAACTATAGGCAAAACGGGTTTATTTTGTTGAGATAGAACTTTATAACTATTTACTATTTTTCCCTGTGGATTAACATAGTGATGAGTATGATAGATAAAAGGCAATCCATATTTTCCTATCACATATTCCATTAAATCTTCATTAGATAGAGGCCAATCAAATCTTGGATCAATTATATCATTGATATGTAAAATTAACCAAAATAGTTGAGGGTCACCATAAAATCTGTCTGCTACCATTTCTGGTCTTTCACCGTCTAGGACGTCATACAAATCATAATAAACATAATCTCTTTTTATATTGTCATTTATTTTTATTCTTCTAAGAAGATCTGGAATTAACTGCCCAGATACTCCTTCATCTAAGGAATAAATTATTTTTGGAAATTTATTAAAATACATTAGAATCCTTCTCTTATTCTTCTTCTATCGAGTAACTCTAATTCTCTAAATTTTAGATTAAGATTTATTTCTGCAGGAGCTCCATTAGTAAAAGTATTAAATTGTTCACTACCATAATCAACTTGTAAATCTGTAAGAGCGCATCTAGATATTCTGTGTAAATAGTGATTTTCCTGTCCTCTAAAATAATAAACTATTTCAAATTCAGACGGATAGATGTAAAAAAGTGAGTTTTCTGAGAGAGTAGGATGCATGTGCTCTTTAAATAATCTTATTATATTGTATACTAATTCAGTCTCCTTGGCGCTTCTTGGCAAAAATCTATATTTAAAACTAAATGTTCTAAAATCTACTGATTGAAATAAAGTCTCAGTAAAAGGATTTGTTCTTACTCTGGCAGCTGCCCCAACAAGATCCATCAATTTAGTACCACCTATAACATTTGGAATTGAAGCTAAAGCTAGTGCCCCTGCAGCAAAGGATTCGGAATTTACAACACTTCTTCGTGTGGAATCCACAGTTGAAGTTCCACCAGATAAGGCGCCGACTAATGTACCTAGATCAGGTGCGGAATAATTAATTCCATAAGAATAGGATGGAGGAGTTTCCACATGCAATGCTATTACGTCTTTTAATCTAAACGTCTTATCTGCTTCTAATAGTTCTGGAAATGCTGTTTGTGCTAGGCCTAGAATTGCAGGTAACACTACTGCAGCAACAGTTGCTCCTGCAGCATCCTTGGCTGCTCTTTGAAGATTGCCAGAAGTTGCTGCCTCTATTGCTGCTGCAGAATAACCGGCAATTGCAGCATTAAATGCTAGAGCAGCTTTTACTGCTATATTAGCTGAAGGAATATTATTACCTTCTGGTTTGATGGGAATTGTTGATCTATTATTGGTATCAAATCTAGATTTTCCCCTTACATTAATAAAGAAAGTTACATAATGTTGTTGATCACTATTAAATCCTAGGGATTCTGGATAGGTATATTGTCCTATATTGTATTTATCATGGTATTCATCTTTTCTTAATTGAACACCTTGATAACCTGGAGCAGTAGTTTTAAAAACTGGTGATTGTAGGGCCATTGTTTTGTCTATAAATATAAGTGTTATTAAAATATTTATATAGTATGTACACCAAAACTTTTAAAGGTCGATATAGAATTAACAATCCTTTGAAATATCAAGGAGATATCTCGGCTGTTATTTATAGATCTTTATGGGAATTGAGATTTATGAAATGGTGTGATGAAAATGAATCCATACTTGAATGGGGATCCGAAACAGTTGTTATTCCCTATATTTCCCCTTTTGATAAAAAAATACATAGATATTTTGTAGATTTTTATGTAAAAGTAAAAAATAAAGACAATCAAATTCAAAAATATCTTATAGAAATTAAACCAGAAAAATTTACAAAACCTCCAGAAATACCTAAGAAGAAAACCAAAAAATTTATAGATGAAGTTCTGCAATACGGTATTAATGATGCCAAATGGAAAGCAGCATTTGAGTTTTGCGAGGATAGAGGATTAAAGTTTATGATTTTAACAGAAAAGGATTTAGGTTTAGTTAAATGAATACTATCTTTGATGATATAAAAATAACCAAAGAAGGAACTTCTAAATCTTATAGATGGTATAGAGATCAAATCAATAAATTGTCTACTGGCCGTAATTCTAATCCATCTGTATTAATGAATCAGACTAATAAATTAACTACTACTATTACCCCCGGGGAAATGTATCTTTTCTATTATGATCCTAAACACAAAGAAACATTACCACATTATGATACGTTACCATTAGTTTTACCCTTTAGAAAAGTAAAAGATGGTTTTTACGGTATTAATCTTCATTACTTGCCTTATTTACTTAGATTTAAATTGTTGGGACAACTAAATAACTTAGTTATTAATAAAAATATAAGTGAAAATACCAGAATACAAATATCTTGGAAAATTTTAAACTCTACATCTCAATATTCTTCTGCTTTAGTTTGTGTTAAACATTATCTTGATGATCACATTAGATCTAGATTTTTAAAGATAGACTATAAAGATTGGATAGTAGCATCACAATTACCATTAGAACAATTTGTAAAACAAAATAAAAATTCAGTTTGGCGACAAACAGTAAGGAAAATTTAATGGCAGAAGTAGGCATAATTAAAAATAGAATTCTAGAACCAACTGATATTACTAACATTACTACAACAATAACAGGTAAAAAGTTTAAGCCTCCGTTATTTTCTCTAACTGATTTTGTTTCTCAAGCTAAAGAGTTTGAGTTTGCCAAGACAAATTATTTTGAAGTTGAAATTTCAACACCCCAAACATTGCTAGCAAGTAATTATTTTAAAGAAACAGTAAAAAAATCTATTATTTTATATTGTGAGGGAGCTAGTTTTCCCTCTATTAATATACCAACTAGATCAATGAGAATACAAGGACCTGCCTATATTCGCCCAATGGGTATTGATTTTTCAGGAGAATCTGGAATACCATTAACATTTTTAGTTGATGGAACAATGGATTTGAAAGCATATTTTGATGCTTGGATGTATAGTATTGTGAATCCATATTCAGGAGAGTTATCTTATCAGGATCAATATGCCACTACAATTAGAATAAAACAATTATCAGATACTGTTCTAGCAGCAGGTGATCGACCTGGAGAATTAAAAGATCAATCTAGTGTAGTTTATGAAAATTTAATACAATATGCTTTTCCTAGATCTATGTCTATTTTAGATTTAAATTCTAGTTCTCAAAATATGTTTCATAAACTTACAATTAATTTTTCTTATAGAACTATTATTTCAAGACATCCTGCATTTTCCGATAATCTAGATTATACACCAGTATTTAACAGATTTAATAGAATTATTCAAAAAGATCCCTACAAGTCCTCTAAGGTAAACGATACTACCTTTCCTAATGGATTGGGACCAGAATATCAAATTCCAGGCACAGATTCCAACAGTCCTTTTCAGCATGGTGCTTAACAAATTTAATTATTAGGAGATACAATGGCTTTACCAACACTTGATACCGCTACATATAATACTTTTTTACCTTCAACAAGTGAGTCTATAAAATACAGACCATTTTTAGTAAAGGAATATAAGATTCTAATGATGTCGTTGGAATCTGACCAAGCAGAGGTAAGTAGAACAGTTTATGAATTAGTTGATGCTTGCACATTTAATAAATTGGAAATGAAAAATTTATCCCATTTCGATGTGGAATTCATTTTTCTACAATTAAGAGCCAAATCAATAGGGGAAATAACAGAGATTATAATTAATTGTGATTGTGGGAATAAAATCAAATATGATTTAGATATAAACAATTTAAAAATACGAAGATTTGATAACCATAGTAAAAAAATACAAATTACAGATAACATAGGTGTTATTATGCGATATCCTAGATTTGATGAAATAATAGATATCTATGACAATCTTAAATCAGAGAAAATTATAGAGATGGTTTCTAAATGTATTGAAAGTGTTTATGACTCAGATGAAATCTTTAAAAACTTCACCAAAGAAGAAATTGACAAATTTGTAAATAGTTTTACGAAGGATCAATTTGATAAGTTAGAAAACTTTTTTGTTACAATGCCAAAGGTTTACCAAAATATAGATACTTCTTGTGATAAATGTAATAAGATACACAAGTATGATTTAGAGGGCCTTCAAAATTTTTTCGTCTAACTCTTTCTCATGATAATTTAGTTAACTATTATCAGCTCAATTTTAGTTTGATGCAACATCACAAATATTCTTTGACAGATTTAGAAAACATGATTCCATGGGAAAGAGATATCTATGTAGGTTTATTATTAAATTATATAAAAGACGAAAATGAAAAGATTAAAATAAAACAAATACAAAGTAACGGATAACGATGACTACCTCAAATACTGGTAATAGTAATATTAAAGATTCAATTTTGTTAAAACTTTTACAACAAAATGAAAATCAATTAGAATTACTTAGAACTATTATAGATAAAAAAATGCCTATTCGAGCAGTAGAGGATTCGGCGTCTAAAAGAAATAGGACTTTATTTGGGGATCTAGCTCAATTCACCAAACTATTTAAGGAAGAGCTTACCGATAAATTGGGGTATATTACCGGTTTAAATGCATTAAGAAATAAAAATAATCCAGAAAAAACTACAGATGCATTACTTAAGGCGCTTAAAAAAGATAACTTAACTATTGCAAATAATACTAAAAACAATGTGCAACGAGTAATATCTTCTCAAAATAATAATATAGTAAATACTAACAATACTTTACCAGGAGTTATAGCTAAATACGTATCTCCTCAAAGAAACTCAACATTTGATACCAAAAATATTGAAACTGATGTGGCTGCGGAAGATGAGTTTATTAGAAAATTATCTAAAGCTATTTGCAAATGTATTGATGATTTAGGATGCGGATGTGAAGGCGGAATACTACCTGGTCCAATGCCTATGCCGATTCCTGGAAGAACACCCGCCCCTGTACCACAACTGCCTGTTCCACAAAGATTGCCTTTACCTGCTCCTCAAATACCAGTACCTGTTCCACAAAGATTGCCGATTCCTGGAAGAATACCTATACCGATACCTTTGCCTCCTTTGCAGCTTCCAAATCCTATTTCTCAAAGGCCTCCTATTTCCTTACCTGCTCCTGCAACTTCTAATGTACCACTTTTAACTGATGAAAGATTAAATCAAGGTATGAGAACAATGCCTGGAGATAAAATTAAAGAACCAGTGAAAGTACCAATAGAATCTGTTAAAGCAGAAGAACCGAGAATGGGTGGCCCTAGAAATCCTAATTTAGGAAAAGCACCAGATATTATAGATGTACAAGCAAAAGAAATACCAGGAGAAAAAATTAAACCCAATGATACCATAAAGGGAGAAGTCAAGGGGTCGAAAGTTTCTGTTTCTGGAGATATAGGAATTGCTCCTGGAGAAAAACCTGGCAAAATATCTGGCCCTACTACTTCTCTTCCCAAATGGGCAACAGGATGGAAATTGCCTGGCGCTATTTCTGGAATTTTTACTGGTTATGAAATGTATCAAACAGAACAGGCAAAAAATGAAGGGCTAATAACTAAAGAAGAAGCAAACCAAAGACATGGTGGCTCATTAGGTAGTTTGGGTGGAGGACTTGGAGGAGCTGCTTTAGGTGCTCAGGCAGGTGCAGCTTTGGGTACAGTATTTTTGCCTGGTATTGGAACTGTTATAGGGGGTGTAGGTGGAAGTATTTTAGGAGGTATAGCCGGAGCTTTTGGAGGACAAAAGGCAGGAGAAGCATTAGTTAAGCAAACTCAGAATTTGTCCAATGTGGATTCAGAAAAGAATTTGAGTGCCTTACAAATGTACAATGCCAACAATGAAAATAGAGATTTAAATAGACAAGCTTCTATGCCTTCTAATATTTCTAATACCAGTGTTGTTCCTATTGATAATTCTAAAACAACTAATAATTATAGTTCACCAGGAATAAGACAAGACGATCCTTCACTTTTTTCTAGACAATCTAGTATGTGGGGATTTGAAAGAAGACCTATTTATGGATAAAAGGGGCACTAAGCCCCTTTTTTATTTCTTGGTTGAATCTACAG